TTCAAGATCTTTGATGCGATTATAGGCAGAGCCATCGTATCCAGATTTGTTACCAAATTTATCTGATTCGCTATCGTAGCATTCAAGCGGTAACTGGATAAGGCGTTGGCGTGGTACAGCAAGTAGTACCTTTACTTGGTATCCGGTAAATAATGGACCCTTGCTATCATCTGTAACAGATCTAGTAAACTTAAACTGAAAAGATAAATACTGCTGTGACCCAGGCGGATAAGAGATGGAGACATCTCCGATATCTGTGCCTTGGGAGAAAGATCCAATATTGTATTCAGTACCCATAGCATCTACAGATAAAATATCTAAACCACCATCTGCTGTATTGCAGCGCGGGGTTAGATATTTAAATATTTTATTTTCTAAGGTATTAAACCGAACATACCCGCCTTGTAATTTTCCTTGTGGGAGCAATCGGCTAACAGCTTGAATATAAATCTTGCCATTTGCAACGCCATTGTTTGCTGTGGTAAACACAAGACGGTTGGTATCACCTAAGAAAGTGCAGGCAGTAGTTGTAAATCCTGTGGTATTAGGGTCATATAGATCCCAAGCATAAGCAAATACTAGGTTAGATCCTAGTTGGGTTCCTAAATCAATACGGGTTGTGCCAGGGTTGCCGTCAACTCCGGTAACACACCATAAGTATTTATCTCTAGCGGTAAAGTCATATACTGGTTGAGATGATTCAAAGATGAGTGGACCATAAGCAACCGAGCCATCGGTTGTGCTGATATCTGCTATGCGTACACCTTTGTTGGTGCCGATACATAAATAGTTTAAGTAGAAGAATATCTTATAATTGATTTCACCCGCAGGTAGTTCCGCTGCTGTAATAGCGGAAGTGAGGGTAGGCATAGAACCAGTTGAGGTGCTTAGGGTAAACTTTTGTATTGTTGATTGGATGCCGCTATAGCCTGATAAGTAGATAGCAGCACCTGATGCGGTAATGCTGGTATATGTAAAGTCAGCAGTTGGGTGTGTATATGTAACACTTGGCAAAGATGAAGCACTTGTGGCAAATTCATATACTTGGTTATTTACTGCTAGAACTAAACGTTCTTTAACATATTCAATAACAGCATTAACTACAGTAATACCAACTTTGCTAAACATAACAGTCGGTGCTACAGATGGACCATCAGAAAGTAACTTCTTTTGTATTTGCAGTTTACCATTAGAAACATCGTTGGTTACCCAATAAGCATATATACCGTCATCACAGATAGAATATACTGGGTCAGTAACTCCAGAAATATAATCAACAAAGTGAGTATTATCGCTGGTGACAGTACCGGCAGGAGATACAGCGGTGGATGCAATGTTAGCATTTGTTTTTGCATAACTAAAAGTGTTTGTTGTTACTGCAGTAATTGCGTAAGTTCCATTAAATACTGCATCAACGCCGGTAACAACTATCTCCATACCTACTGAAAAAGTATGAGCAGTTGCTGTAAGGGTTGCTACGTTGGAGGTTAAAGCTTTGTTGGTAACGGATGCGGTAATAGTTGGATAGATGCGGTCAACATCGTAGCCATCAGAAAGCAGTGCGCCTTGATAGGAGTTACCATTTGCTTTCCATTTAATAGATCTTAGATACTGAAATGGGCGCCCGTTGGTCTGCAAAACATTATCAACTTCGTGAATGGTATCAGTATCATTGAGCAGAGTTACTTGGCCCTTAGTCCAAATGTTACAACCTTTTGAATAGGTGTATTGGAATCTAAGCAATTCATCTTGTGATGGCTCGAAGAACTTTATACCTTGGCCAAGGTGGAATGATGATTGAGATCTAAGCCACCATCCGGTAATTGTTTGCTCACCAGGTTCGCGGGACATATCAACTTGGTTCTTGCGATATTGAGCTGTAATTCTGCGGTAAGGATTATTATCATCATTGTTTAAGAAGAACGGTTGACCACCGATAGATACATCGTAGGCAACACCGGTAAGGGCATATGTCTGGTTAGCTATTGGATTACCAATAGGGGTTGGGATCGCTTCTGTTATTTGATCGCCGTATGCCACTCTATCTCCTTAGTTTGTTCCAATAAAAAACCCCGCCGTAGCGGGGTTGGTAATGCTTATGTTACTTAGGCTGTTGGTGCGTTAAGGCTTGTTAAGTAAACTTGATAGTCAGAGTTGGCTGGGTCGGTTGGAATAATCAAGCCATCTGAACGCACGATTGTATTTTTAGATGGTTCATTTGTGAAAGGGTCATTTGGTGTTGTGTATGTATATTCCATTTAGAACTCCGCATCCGTTTTGTAAGTGAATTGATAATAAGCAGCACTGGCAGTAGAAGTAGCCGCATTTGTTCCTAAGAAAGCACCAACTGTTGCAGTTCCTCCACTGGGTGATGTACCAAAACCCGATACTCCATAGTTTGTAATTGTCAAAGATGGAATAGCCCTCATTTGAACAGGTAATTGAACAAATACAGCATAATTGCTTCCGCTAGTTGTATTGCCCTGCCAAGCCACAACTGCGCCTGTTGATTGGTAATACCTTTGGCAAGCAGCAAGTTCTCCCTGAACTGTGCCTGTGGCTGTGGTGAAAGCGGTAGCGACTGAGCCTGATTCAAGTTGTACACCCCAAATTTGAAAAGTGTTGTTTTGTAATCCAATTGAAGATGCTCGCGAAGCATAATTTGTACCAGAACTCAACCATAGAAAAATGCCTAAACAAGATGTATTTGCGGTTGTTCCAATAGTTTTTCCCGTTAAAGAAGGCACTGTAAACGTAATTGTGTATCTTGTCCACGATGTTGATATCGTAACCGCAGAAATAGCAGTAAGTACATTGGACGAAGGCGAACCACCTGTTCCAAAGGATTGATTTATTTCTAAAGCAATTTTTGGCGTTCCGCTGGCAGCCTTTGCCCAAAACGAAATTGTGGCAGTTTGACCAGCAAGAGTCCTAACGTCCTCAATGAATTGTTCATAAACTGCATAAGTATCAACGCTAGCGCCTGCGGCAGTTATACATTGAACAAAATTTGAACTTTCATAACCTGCGACTGGAGCAGCGCCAGCGGTAAAAACTTGTGGAGTAACTGTTAATGTGCCAGTTGTGCCGCCGTTGGTTTGCACCCATCGGTCAAAATTATATGTGCCATTTGTTGTATTGCTGGTAAAATTTCTTTGATTTATATTGAAATCGCCGTTGATGATTTTGTTTTTGCCAGCGGAAAACGGAGCCGCTGCGCCAGCCGAGTTTTGCTCTACCGTACTTGTTAGTTGTGCGCGTGACATTTATGCACCTTCCGTTGTTAGTTGAGTTAACTGTGCTTGTTGCTCGTCGTAAGTTGACTTGAGCATTGAAGTAAATTCGTTGTTGCCTCGGTCAATGATTACAGATATTTCTTTAGTCATTGTGTCTGTAAATAAAGTAATTTTATTCATTGTTATAACTCCGCACTAAATCCAATATAGTTTGTTGCTGCTGTATTACTTGTAAGCCACCCAGAATCGGCACCAGCGTTGAAAATTGCTGTTCCGTGTGTGTATCTTGCCACCGCGACTTCTGCTGTATCTGGATTTTGTAAAGTCCAAGTACCCGATGAGTATGATGTTGCGGTTCTGTTTCCATATACTGCAAGATTTGCATAATCTATAGACGCGGCTTTGACTCGTAAAGTTACTGGAAGTTGAAATGCAAAGTCCATTATGGAAGTAGTTGTAGATGTACCCATAATGAAATAATTAGCACCCGCAGTTGCAACATTTGTTGCGCGGTAGTAATACCTCTGGCACGCCGCTAACTCGCCTTGAAGTGTGCCGCCAGCGCGGGAGAAGGCAGTTGCAACTGAGCTAAGTTCAGCCTGTACGCCAGTTACTTCAAAGTAATCGTTTGCTCCAGCCGTACCTGTTGGGTCATAACTGAAAATATTTCCTAAAGTTACCGCCGTACTTCCAACTGAAGCCGTATAGGTAAATCGTTGCCAAGATGTTGTTAAAGTTACATTTTGGTCAATTACTGTTGTTCCACCATTTAGCACAATGTTTTGGTCTGTGGTAGTTGAACTCAAAAATCTAGCACGCAAAATGTTAGATGTTGCAGAAAAGTTTGCTCCCGCCCTAGCCCAAAATGAAAATGTAACAGTTTGACCAGCAAAAGGAATTGAATTGACTGACTCAATAGATTGACCGCAACTTATGTTGGCTGTTGAAGTATTACCTGAATCTCTGGCAATTCTGCCTAAATACTGAAAACCTGTAAGGCTGGCGGATTGTCGTGAAAAAGTAGAACCAGCAACGCTTCTATATGTGTACCAGCGGTCTGCCGCAACATAAGAACCTGCTGCGATTGTGCCGCTTGTTCCCCGTTGCCAAATATCAAATGCTCCATTGATGATTGCATTTTTACCAGCGGCCAGATTGCCTGCCCAAGCCATACCAGTTGCGGTAGCAGAGTTGGCTACAAGTACAGTTCCGTCAGCACCAACTGGAAGGTTGGTAACAGCACTAGCACCTGTTGCTACAATATGGTCGCCCTTAGCAGTAACTGTTGAAAGCGGGATTGCGTTAGCAACTGCAAAACTGCTTGGTGAAAGTACAGTTGCAATATCGTTAGATACCAAAGCATTAGTTAATGTAACAGATGTGCCGTTGGTAGCAGTATAATCTACGCCACGTTCTAGCAATACACCGTTAACAAAGACTTGTTCGTTTCCAGTAGTGTAAGCAAGAGTCGTTGCAAAATCATCAGTACTAGAAAGGGTTGTCTCTCCGCCTGATGCAACTTTGCGCCACATAAGCATTGAAACAGTTGGCGTAACGCCACTTCCCCATTGTACTCCAGTAGCAGTTGACTGTAGGTACTGACCTGATGCTCCAGTATTTCCACCAACATTTATTGTTCCAGTAATAGTTGGGCCAGAGATGGTTGGACCTGTAGCAAATACTAATGGGCCTGAACCTGTCTCATCGGTTACTACTGCCGCTAGGTTTGCCGAAGTAGTTGAGCCAAGGAAGGTTGCTAATGCTCCAGTGACACCATGTGCGCCAGCGCTAAGAG